GGTTGCCCTATACCGTTTGTTGATGCAGTGTGCTCTGCAGCCAAATCTTCAATGGCGTTTTGATACGATCAGTCCCCTTCGGGCGGCACTGGCCTACTGGGATGGTAGGTGGCCTACGGGCAGAGGATCGAAAGCTTGCGAGGATGAGGTTGTTTGCGTTGTGCTGAAATCGGTAAAAATACCTGTTATGCTGGCCGGCAGCTTAGTATCCGGTGAAAATACAGACTTCCCGTCTGAATAAAATAAAGGGAGTGAAAGAAAATCACATCAATCCGTCGATAGGGGGACGTTAACCCTGAACTCAAACAATTGAATATATGATGGTCACAATTAAGAGTATAAACGAAAAGAAACCATCCATGATTGCCATCCCTAGTAGGGGCGCTCCGTGCGTCCCTCCACCACCCGCGGGTGAATGGATCAAGGGACGTAGAGGTTCGGTGCCGATATCTGATGAGGCTAGTTTAGCCCTTATCTCGAGAGAGACCTGCCAGCTTGACTGGGTCGGGACCTCACAGGAGACCTTCGGGAGTCCTAGTGAGGCGGAACTATCAGATAGTGAGGACAGTGGGGGATTATCCAGTGATGGGTTTTCCGACGCTGTACCTTTGGGCTCGCGAAGAGGATGGCGACTTGCTTCTCACGTCGAAGAAGTAAAACGAATTGACATGCAGTATTCAGCTGCCATTAAGAACAAATTAAATGAAAGCTTAGTTTTGGAGGAGTACTTAGAACCTCTAGACTTGGCGGAGGACATGAGTCATGTCAGTAGTAACCCGTTTACGGTGCTTCCTACTGGCAACGACGATGAATGTACACTCGGCGGGCGACTTGTCGCCCGTGCCAATCGTCTGGTGAAATTTTACGAGGGGTTGGGAGTCCCTCGTTCAGAGAATGTGGTTCCCCAGCAAATAATTTGCGGAGGGTTACGGCCCGCCGTAAGACAATGCTTCGTCAGTAGTCTTAGCCCTATTGATGAATTGAGTTTCAAAACGGTGCAAAAGCTTGAGAAGGCTTGTTGCAAGGTTTGTCTGCCTCGCTTCGAACAGAAACTCAACCAGTGGAAAGAGGCTCGGTTCCAACCAGTTGCTGTCGATGTGGAGCATTTGGCGCGTTTCAAACGCGCGCTGAGTCAAAACATTGAAAAGGGATGGGACCGAAGACGTGCTCCGTTCATACCTAACGGTAACGCTACCCGGCGTTATACGCGAAAGGCCGGAGGTAATTGGAATG